GCTCTTGCAGTACATCCCAATGACGTTGACAAATAATGTTTTCAAGGTCTGCTATTTTCTTTTCATAGCGTAGCGCCACCAGTTTGGCAAACTCATAAATGAAATGCTCTCCGCATAGTTCTACATGGACCTGCGCTTGTTTAGCAAGCTTCAATACTTCATTTTGTTGTAGCATCATTCAACCCTTTACAAACATCAATGTCTAACTCAAAGACTTTCAAGCCTATTAACTTCTTACTGCCTTCACGCTTAGGTGTCTTCAAAGCCACAGCCTTAGCGTACTTAGCACGTTTAAGCTCATTCTGACGCTTCTTAGCAGCTTCTGTGTGCGTACGACGCTTAGGTGCTACGTACTCAAAAGGCCAGCACTCTTTGATGTGAACACTTTTTACGCCAGTAGGCTTAATTGTAGTCATTGTAGTCATCTTCCATAGGAATATCGAAGTCATCATCACAGTCACGCTCTACTGGTGCTTCACCTGTGCCGTGACAAAAGCCACAGCGAGAGCCATCATACATACCCTCACCTGATCCGCTACAGTGATGGCAGATCTCGTAACCATCATCTTCATCGTGTTCATGTTCATTGTTCATAGCTGTGTCTTTCTTAGGTTTAAAGATTAGATCCCAATTATCTCGGACCTTACTTGCGTCTTCCTTACGCCTTCCTGAGCCTTTACCTGCTTCATGAGCCATTGTTCTTCTCCTTGAAGTCCGTAGGACGTATGCCGTGGGCGGCTTCGATGGCTCTGGCGAACAGTTCAGGCGTGGTTGGCCCGTCATATGGAAACGCTAGGCTCAACGCATACTGTTTTGTAATGGCACTAATCTGTTCATCCGTCAGCCCAACCCATGTGCGCTGTGGTTCGTAATCCAAACCTAGTTCTTTGGCGTTGTCTGCTTTTATATCCAAAGCTGTTTGGCCTTTCTGCCACTGCACTCCAGCGTCATAGCCGTAGTTCCAACCCATCTCGACAAGAGCAAGTTCATCTTCTGAGTAGGCCTGTTTGCGCGGTTCTCCTATTTCAAGGAAGCGACCTTTGACCCATTGTTTAAATGTTGTGTAAATCATGTGTTCCCCTTAATGCCGTGGGCGGCTTCGATGGCTCGTTCAAGCTTCTCAACAACAATGTGAGGCGAGTCATTTGCGTTGATTCCAGCCTCGTTGATGTAACCACTTAGCGGCTTTCGCTGCCGTTCCGTAGGAACATATGGTGGGGTGGTGTTCCCAAATCGTGCAACCGCCAAGTTGACCAAAACGCACCATTGATTGCCGCTTATTTCAAAATTTGGTGGCGTAAATCCAGTTTTGTCATGCACATCCGTCATTAGCTTTTGACAGTCATCAAAAGACACTGTTTGTTCAATGCGTAAAACCTCAAGCGCCGTTTTCAAGTCGTGTATTTTTTCTTTCATGTGTTTTTCCCCTTGTAGAGTGGCTGCCAATTTCCGCCGTGTGGTGCGCTATCAAACTTCGGAGCAAGACGTTTATCAGGAAACTCGAACATCCACGCCACAGGCTCCTGCTCTGGCTGTGCCTTACAAAGCGACAAAGGTACACGACCTTCACCAGCAGTTTTGTAAATGGTCGCGCAACCAACGGAATCAAAGTGTTCGCGCACCTCATCAATCTTTACCCAACCTTCTACTGCGTTCCAGTATTCAAGTGGCTCTTGCTCTGGCTCTTTGGGTTGTGGTGCTTTATCTTGGTAGAAGTGCGCCAAGCGTCTTGCAAAGTCTTTGTCGATGCCGTGACGCATTAAATTTTGCACAACCATGCCACGCCATTCACTCCAATCGTTTGTATGCTCCTGCTCTGGCTGTGCCATTTGTTTCAGTGCGTTTTGGTGTCCTTCTCTGTAGCCAAAAGCACGTTCGCGCTTGATCCAATCTTGTGTTGGCTGTGCCAACTTATTTTTTAAATATTGAACAGCGTCTTCATGCGTAAACGATTCTGAGCCACCGTCAATAATTGACCGTAGTTCTTCGTATAGCTTCGCTGTGTTGTCTGGCTGTGCATAAGCGTCCTTGTATAGCCCAAGCCGTTCATTCTCATCATGCAAGGCTTGTAGGGCTTTCTCTTGTGCCTCGTCCGGTACGGACATTAAGGTTTTATGCGCTGGAAGCGCGGCTTTGATGGCGGTGATGGCTTCTCGATGTGGTGTTTTCCAAATAGGCTCGTTTGCGTGAGAGTGTTCCAACGCCTCAAGCGCCAGCTCCATTACTTTTCGTTCTTGTGGTGTCATTTCTGCTCCATGTAGTTCAATGTGTGCCAGTACAAGAATGAAGCCATAGTCATCAACATATCTCTAGCTTCTTGGTTTTCTTTTTTCTTCATGTCCTCTGCCATGTAGCACCACTGCAATTCACCAAGGTTGTATGCGCTAGTATTTGTTTTATGGTCTTCTCTAATGACTTTGGCCAATTCAGAAAAGAACTTTATTTGTTCATCTGAACCCATTGACCAAAATGCTTGAGCCATTATTTCTGGGGTGACTTTAATGTTTGCTGTTGCATTAGTCATAACAGTGCATCCTCTGTTTGTGTGCGTTGTTGTTGTGCGTATTCTTTGATTTGCTTCTTCGGTACTTCGTACCTGTGTTTGTTTTGTCATGGTTTTACACACTTTAAACGGTTACGTAGTGACGTTGTCCCACTTAGACAAGTCATTGATGATGTCAGCTAGAACGCTCTCAGAGAGGCCTTTGTAGGCTTGGTAGCCTTGTGTGAAAGACTTCAAGGACTCAACCATTTGAACAGCCTCTAAAGCCTTCTGAGCGCACTTATACGCATAGACCTCGGTTGGGTTGTCCAAGTCGTATTCAATTATTGCTTTCATTTCAAACTCACTTTCACCAATGTTAAGACAAATACAAACAAACTGATTACCATTCCTTTGCTCCCATGGCAGACCTAAGGCCACCTATGACTTTATCGTATCCATAGACAACAATCAATTCCACAAAAGCATTCATTGTGTGAATATAGTGTGCTTCCTCTAAATTGTCCTGATGGTCATCAATAGACATCAATGCGTCAAGCTCGTTAAAGGCTTTATTTGGATGTGTTGCATTCGTTTTCATGTGTTATCCCCTTTTACTTTAAAGTAGTTTTAAAGATAAACAATAAAGTAGTATTTACTTTAATGAATGCTTTAATGTCATAGAAGTTAGCTTGCATAGTTACTCCCAAGAGTCTTTAGAGTCTACTACATAGCTATATAGTGCATCAACGTCTTCTAGGGGAAAGTCAGTGTACGTATCGTCATCTTCGATCTCATCGAGGTCAGCCTCGCTTATGAGGTCTTTTCTGTCGATGGTGGGCACAAACGGCTTCACATCTTCGAAACATACTTTGCACAAGTCAATAAACTGGAATGTGTTTGCGTTACGACGAGTAGATTCGAACTCAGTCAGTAAACGGTCGCAGCAGCTACAATGCATTTTTAGTCCTTAGGTAGGCGCAGGTATCACCCTGCATGGTTTAGAGCCTTCTAGCCCTGTTTAAATCAATCCTAGCACCATTGGAGCAGCGGGAATCTTTCCCCTTTGTTCTTCTTGATACTTTTTCTCTTGCTCAGGCGTCCAGGGCTTAGGTGGACATTCAGCCGGGAAAGGCCAATTATTTACCATAGGTCATGCTCCAAGATTAGATCAACACAATAGCAAATGATAATCATTGTCATATCAATACCCGTTGTTTTTCTTACACATGGCCTCAATAGCCCACGCAAAGTCATAAGGCGTGCTGCCGTAATTGTCGTTATGTTGGAGACATTCGCCGCGTACGCTATCAATTTGACCCTTCGTTATCTCTACCCAAGGCTTTTTAGGTGTTGCATAGATAGACCCACAATCGGTACATTGGACTGTGTTGGGTAGGCCTACATTAGACCAATCCCATTCGTAAGAGTCACATTCAGGACATTGTAAAGTCATAGATCATCTCCAAGACTATAGGCAATGTTGTCCAAGGTATCCCCGAAGTTATCCCATTCTCGATAGAAATCTAGATCATCATGTGTTGATAGTGCATTGATAGCAGGTGAATACTTTTCCATTACCTGTTTAGCCATAGTCAATAGAAAGATCAATTCATCACGTGTTGAGACTAGTTCATCACATAGAGGATTGCCTTCAGCCCATAAGCGACGTTCAAGGACTATGAAATCGTTGTTGTTTAGCATGATTGATTTCTTAAATTAGAATTGAACATAGACAAAAGCACCTGATGAGGTTTCACCCACGATGGAGGTGTTGTCCTCAAGATAAGACAGAACTGCATCTTTAATCTCGCCTTCATTAAGGCCGTCAATGTCAATAGAATAGTTGTCAACGATAGACTCTGGATAGTCTTCTGCGAACTCACAGCAGACACCCACAACGTCTAACTCTACATCTGAGCCGCAGTCGTTGAAATAGTCGAAGATTAAGCCGAGAGCCTCATAGCTGAACTGGTCACCACGACCACAGCGGTGGAACTGGTCACGGAATTGAGAAGCGGTGTCGATTGTTTGGTATAGCATGATGATTCGATCCTTGAATAGTTACAGAGAAAGTTACAGAGTGAGCCACACCACCACGATGGCGAGTGCGTAGAGCCAGTATAAGATACGATCAGTAGTTGTAGACATGGCTTATTCTCCTTTGAGTTCGTAAACTGTCATTTTGTAGGCGACATTGACGGATCGTGCATTCTTTGTCCAGTAGGACAGTTCTTCAAATACTCTGCGAAGACTGGCACTGGTGAACCCGATGTGCGTTTCTTCATTGTCGACCATGAGTACACCTTCGATAGTGTAGTCCAATGGTGTCAGCGTGTTAGTGTCTAGTGTAGTGGTGAATGTGAGATGGTTTGTCATGTTGTGTGCTCCGATCTTTGGTGAGTTTAGATTGATTGATTGATTAGCATTGCTTTTACTTCTTGTAAAGCATCATAAAAACCTTCTTCATATTCTGCGCTTTTACGGCCTTTTATGCTTATCTCTTGCAACTGTCCTACCCTTAACATATCAAATGCGTTGACAACATATCTAACGCAGTGAAAGACAAAATATTTAGCCTCCCATCTTGGTGGATCTACTTTGCCTATTTCATAGTCATATTCGACAAGAATACAAACTTCAGGCAAAGCGTCCCAATTCTTGTATTCATGGCCGAAACAACAGATCCAATGCTTCAATTGATCGTTTGTTACTTTACTTTGTATTTGCATGGTTTTTATCTTTCAGTAATTTTTCAGCGTAATCCATGGCGTCTAAGCGACTACCTCCAAAATCTTGGTTCAAGAACGCTTGCTTATCTTCATCTGTTAGTCCAATCCATGTGCGTTGTTGCCGTCCCGTAGGGACATATGGTGTGGTGTAAAAAATCTTTTCTACAAACCTAGACCCTTCGCACTCTGAACAATAGTAGTTGTTGTCTTTGGGGTCATAACCATCCCCGCCGCAGTTGTCGCAGCGAACGTCATAAGCCACAGGCTCACCCTGCTCTTGCTTGGCTAGTTCTTTCAACATATCAATAGCAACACAAATCCCTTCATTCTGAGTCAGCCATGATTCAAAATGAGATTCTTGACCTCTTGCGTCAACCATAGTTGTATGAAGTTTTTGAATAAGCTGTTTAATTGTCAGCGGCTTGCGTTCCTTTTGCTCTAAGTTTAGCGACTCATTTCTTACTTTTACAAATTCGTTGTAGTTTTCTTTTGTTCCTACACCATAGCCACCGTCACCTGCGTGAAGGGCCTCTCCTGCTTTTATGTTCTTCTTTTTGATATTTTTAAGCATATAGTACTTTCGTTTTATACAAGTTTCGGACAGTCTTATCGGATGGCAATGACTGTATTGTTCTTGACAGGTGTGCCGTGGTAGCCACCATTGTAGACCACTGTCAGGAAGCCTGAGAAGGTACGTAGGAAGTGCTTACGTGCTTGGCTGTAGCGTGAGGCTACGATGGTGTATGACAGGCCGTTGTAGGCGCTGAATCGGTAGCTATACTGTTTAGACATGGTGCTGATCCTTAGCTGGTTAGTCTGTGACGGTGTGTCTCAGATGTAGTTTACTTAGCACGTACCGTGCCAACACAGTATTTGTAATACTTTACTGTACATTATTAAATACAGCGTATATATTGTAATACTTTAATAGACAGTGTTGCTATTAAACAACGCTTTAATATGGTGCATTATTACCTAATTTAGTGCATAACTGCACCTTGATAGTGCATTGAGTTGGCATGAGACTTGCTTTGCAAGTTGTGGATTATGCTTAGGATTGTGTCTCTAGTGGTGCTTGATAGGTTACGTTATAGGTACGTTATAGGTACCTACATTGCCCTACACTTCCCTACATTGTAAGCTTTGTAAGTATTGTAAGGAATGTAAGACTTGTAAGTATTGTAAGCTTTGTAAGGTTCGTTACTGACTACTGAGTCATTAGTGTAGACTTGATAGGGGGGAGGGGGAGGCTGATTGAGTTTACTTTTGTGGGAGCCTCTAAAGCATACAAAAAAGTCAATAGAGAAAGAAGACCTAATGACTAAAAAATCTAATGAAATCAAAGAAGTTAGGAACTAAGATAGACTGTTGTGTAAATACAACACTAATGTAGAGACTAATCTGTGCACAGGAGCCCTTGTAAGCAATGGCATAGATCTCATGAGACCTATGAAGTTGACACAAGAGCCCTATGAAGATAGTAGACATAATTACGTAGTAATGTAAATAAATAGACAAAATAGACAGAAAAGACTTGACTTTTAAGATTTTATATGATACGCTCAACCTTATGCGGGAACAAGTAAAACAAGACAGTAAGTAGAGACTCTAAAGTTCCTAGGACGACATGAAGAACATAGGTGTTAAACGTAGATGTTAAATACTTCTTGACTTCTTACTGTTAATGTTGTACATTAAGGTGGTATTAATAATACATACTTTATGTCTACCTTTAAGACTTGATATCTTAAGCATAGAGCTAGTCATTAAGCTACCCATTAAAGCTACTCTATAGTAGAGTTGTTATGTCTATTTTTTTAAAGTAAGTGTTCCTAAAAGGAGAAAACACTGTATGAGAGTTGAACTCAATGTTCCTTACAACGATAAGGATAAAGCTAAAGCCTTAGGTGCTAAATGGGATATGTCTACCCGTAAGTGGTACGTTCTTAGTCCTAAAGACTTAAAGCCTTTTGCTCAGTGGGTGTCTACTGACGTTAAGGCTTTCTATAGGACTAATCATGTCTGAGACTGAAATCGTAAAACGTAAGGCAGGTCGCCCAAAGAAGGGTGAAATCGTAGCCAAGAAAAAAGGTAACAGGGAGTTACGTGGTCGTCCAGCTGGTGACAAGGCTATCATGGATGAGTACAAAGCTAGGATGCTTAACTCACCTAAGTCAGCTAGGGTCTTAGAGGCTATCTTCGATGCTGCCTTAGATCCTGAACATAAGGCTCAGAGTGCAGCATGGAAGCTCATAGTGGACAGGATCGTACCTGTGTCTTCATTTGAACAAGTTAAACAAGGCGGCGGTATGCCGTCTATCTCAATTAACATTAGCTCCTTAGGTGCTACTCCAGTTATTGAGACACTAGATGATGTAACTGATACAGAGTATAGGGACGTAGAGTAATGGCTAATCTAAACTGGTCATTGCTTCCTTGGCAAGTAGAAGTATGGCAAGATCCTCATCGTTTTAAGGTCATCGCTGCTGGTCGTCGATGTGGTAAATCAAATCTCTCAATTAAAAAAATTATTGCTGCTGGCCTTGAAGCTCCTGCTGGCTCTGCTGTTTTGTATGTTGGACCCACGCAGTCTCAGGTTAGACAGATTGCTTGGGAAGCTATTCTCGAACAAGGCAGGGAAGTAATCAAGTCTGCTCATGTGAACTCGTTAGACATTACCCTTGTCACGGGCGTAAAGATTCATCTGCGTTCAGCTGAGAACCCTGATACCCTTCGCGGTCTGAAGCTACACTTTGCTGTTATCGATGAAGCTGCGTTTATCAAGGATGACAACCTCTGGTCAAGGATTATCCGTCCTGCCTTGTCTGACTTGAAAGGTGGGGCTTGGTTTATCAGTTCTCCTAGTGGACGTAACTGGTTCTATGATTTGTACAAGGTAGGTCAAAATCAGGAAGACGTAGATTGGAAGTCGTGGCATAAGACTACTTTTGACAACCCAACTATTGACCCAGCTGAGATTGAGTCAGCTAAAAAGACATTAAGTTCCTTCTCGTTTAAGCAGGAGTTTTTAGCCAGTTTCGATAACGCTGGTCAGGATGTCTTTAAAGAAGAATGGTTAAAGACTAAACCTGAACCCGCTTATGGTGAATATGTCGTAGCAATCGACTTGGCTGGCTTTGAGGAAGTAGGTAAGAACCCTAATGCTTCTAAGTCTAGATTAGATGAATCTGCTATTGCTATTGTAAAAGTAGAAGACAACGGGGACTGGTGGGTCGAGAAGATTGAAGCAGGACGTTGGGACATTAAAGCCACAGCGTCTAAGATTCTCGCTGTTATCCGCGACTACCGTCCTATTGCTGTAGGTATTGAGAAGGGGGCGTTGAAGAACGCTGTAGCTCCTTTCTTAAATGACTTGATGCGTAAAAACAATGTCTACGTGCATATCTCTGACCTAACGCACGGTAATAAACGAAAGCAGGATCGTATTGTCTGGTCATTACAAGGTAGGTTTGAACATGGACGCATCTCGTTCAATGAGGATGTAGATTGGTCTGAAACCTTTGACCAGATTTGTATGTTTCCTACAGCAGGGGTTCATGACGATAGGGTTGATGCTCTCTCGTATATTGACCAGTTAGCTGTTACTAGTTACCAGCAAGACTACGAAGAAGATGATTGGGAACCCCTTGACATTACTTCCGGTTTCTGATATAGTACTTTTTAATGAAAATATGTATTAAGTGTTCAGAGACAAAAGATCTGTTTTCTTTCCATAAAAAGAAAGGAAGCGCTGACGGCTACCGTAACGTTTGTAAGGCTTGTCGTCAAGGCGAGCATGTGGAACGTTATAGTGAGTCCAAGGATGTCTGGAATAAACGTGCCATAGAGTGGCGAAAAGCCAACCCAGAGGCTGTAAAACAGATTGACAAAAAGTACCGAGAAGCCAATAAAGAGAAGCGAAACCAACAGTGCTTAGAATGGAAACGTGAAAATAAAGGACACGTTAACTACCTGAACTCTACTCGGTATGCTTCTAAGCTCCAAAGAACACCTTCTTGGCTTACAGAGCACGATTTGCTACATATTAAGTGTTTATACCAAGTGGCTGCTATGAGGTCACGTGAAAGCGGACAAGAGTGGCATGTAGATCATGTGATCCCTTTAAATGGCGAAACAGTAAGCGGTTTACATGTTCCCAGTAATTTACAGGTTATTCCTGCACTAGATAATTTAAGAAAGTCTAATATTTATGGCATTTGAGAACAATGAAGGCTCTCCTTGGGAAGAGCCAACGGATTCTGACAAAGAACTTACACAGTTTGTTGTCGATCATTGTGACCGATGGCGCGACTATAGGGATACTAATTATCTCGACCAGTGGCAGGAATACGAACGAATTTTTCGTGGACAGTGGGCTGCCGAAGACAAAACACGCGAAAGCGAGCGCAGCCGTTTAGTTTCCCCTGCAACGCAGCAAGCGGTTGAAACCCGTCACGCAGAGATTATTGAGGCCGTTTTCGGACAAGGTGACTACTTCGACATCGAGGATGACCTCCAAGACGTTAACGGTAACGACATCGATGTAGAGCTTCTCAAAGCTCAGTTGATGGAAGACTTTGATAAAGATAAGATTCGTAAGAGTATCGACCAGATTGAACTCATGGCTGAGATCTACGGTACAGGTATCGGTGAGATCGTTGTTAAGGATGAAGTAGAGTACAAACCGGCTACTCGTCCTATCCCCGGCGTACAAGGTCAAGCTGCTATTGGTGTCTCTGAGAACCCACGTACAGCAGTTAAGATCGTACCTGTTAACCCTAAGAACTTCCTGTTCGACCCTAACGGTACATCCATTGAAGAGTGTATGGGTGTTGCCATTGAGAAGTACGTATCCATGCATAAGATCGTCAAGGGCATGGAAGACGGTATCTATCGTAAGGTAGACATTGGACCTATGTACTCTGAGGATAGCTTGGAAGCTACTCAGGAGTCCGCTCAGTTCAAGGATGACAAGGTTAAGCTCCTGACGTACTACGGCCTAGTGCCCCGTGAGTACCTCATGCAGCTTGAGAACGAAGGTGCTGAGGTTGTAGACCTCTTCCCTGAAGACTCCACAGCTGATGACTACGCTGACTTGGTGGAAGCTATTATCGTTATCGGTAATGACTCGATGCTCCTGAAGGCAGAAGAGAACCCTTACATGATGAAGGACCGTCCTGTTATCTTGTATCAAGACGACACAGTTCCTAATCGTTTGTTGGGTCGTGGTACGGTCGAGAAGGCCTACAACATGCAAAAGGCAGTGGACGCACAGATCCGTAGCCATTTGGACTCGTTGGCCCTCACAAGCGCTCCTATGATCGCTATGGACGCTACTCGTCTACCTCGTGGTGCTAAGTTTGAAGTGAAGCCTGGCAAGGCTATCCTCACTAACGGTGCTCCTCAAGAGATCTTGTTCCCGTTCACCTTTGGTCAGACAGGTACAGGCAACTTAGCTACCTCTAAAGAGTTTGAGCGTATGCTTCTCCAAGCTACAGGTACTCTAGACTCTCAAGGTATGGTGTCTTCTGTATCTCGTGACGCAGGTCAAGGTGGTATTTCGATGGCTGTAGCCTCGATTATCAAGAAGTACAAACGTACTTTGACCAACTTCCAAGAAGATTTCCTGATGCCTTTCATCAAGAAGGCTGCTTTCCGTTACATGCAGTTCGATCCTGAGCGTTACCCCTCAGTTGACATGAACTTCGTGCCTACAGCTACCTTGGGCATCATGGCTCGTGAGTACGAACAACAGCAGTTCATTGCTTTGTTGCAGACTCTTGGCCCTAATACCCCTGTTTTGCCTGTTATCTTGAAGGGTATCGTTGCTAATAGCTCTCTGAGCAACCGTTACGAGATGATGGCTGAGCTGGAGAAGATGTCACAGCCTAATCCAGAGCAACAGCAGATGCAAATGATGCAACAACAGCTCCAGTTGCAGACAGCACAGGCTCAGTTGGCTCTCTTGCAAGCTCAAACAGCTGATAAAGCTGCTAATGCTCAGCAAACACAGGTTGAGACACAGATGATGCCTGTTGAACTGCAAGCAAAGATGGTTCAAGCAGCTTCTACTAACCTGAATCAAGGTGACGACTTCGAACGTCGCTTGAAACTAGCTGATTTGATGCTCAAAGAGAAGAATGTGAACCTAAAAGTAGCAGATATTGCCTCAAACGAACGCATCGCTGCTATGCAAATGGTAAATAAGCAAAATAAATTACAATAAAGTACTCATAAGGGGTTGACAATTAGACAAATATAGTTTAAAGTTCACCCTTATTAACTATTAGGTTCTCCAAATGGATAAAGAACTACAAGATTTTTACGAGAATGCTTTTTCCATGATGTCCACTGAAGGGTGGGCTGATTTGATGGAAGACATTGAACGTGTAAAGAATAGCTACGACAAACTATCTGCTGTCACGGAAACACACCCATTAGACTTTCGTCGTGGACAGCTGGATATTTTGAACTGGTTATACGGCCTGAAAGGGTTGTACGAGAAGGCATACGAAGAAATTCAACTACAAGAAGAGGAGTCACATTAAATGGCTCGTCGTATATTTGAATTTTTATGTGCTAACTCACACCGTACTGAGTCTTTAGTTGACGACAGTGTGCAGCACCTACATTGTAGTAAATGCGGCGCTGAAGCAGCGAAGATCATCAGTGCAATACGATTGAATTTAGAAGGTTGTACGGGCTCTTTCCCAACTGCCTCTGATTCATGGGTTCGTAAGCGTGCTGAAAAGCTTGCCCAAGAACAAAAAGCTAATTCCTAATTAGCGTAAGCGAACTCATAAGCTGTAAAGCCGAGTTTATTTTAAAGACTCCTAGAACCACGATAGTGGCAGGAAAGGGACGATATGTTAGTTGACAATGAAGAAGAGATGCAAGGTAGTTTTGACCAAGTAGGCGCTACTGACAACACTGAGCAAGTTAATACGGAAGCTGTAAAAGCCGAAGAACCTGAAGTCAAGGTCCCTGAGAAATATCAGGGTAAATCTGTAGACGACATTATCCGTATGCACCAAGAGGCTGAGAAGCTCATTGGTAAGCAAGCTCAAGAGGTCGGTGAGGTACGCAAACTTGCTGATGAACTGATTAAGCACAATCTCTCTGCTAAGCAACAAACTGTTGTAGAAGAGCCTGAAGTAGATTTCTTTGAAGATCCTCAGAAAGCAATTCGTAACACGGTCGATAAACATCCGGATGTACTCGCAGCGCGTCAAGCGACACAAGAGTTCAAACGTATGAATATTCAACAGAAACTAGCTCAGACACATCCTGACTTTCAACAGATTGTTCAAGATGCTGGCTTCTCAGAGTGGGTAAAAGCCTCTCCGATTCGCTTAGGTTTGTACGCTAAGGCTGATGGTGAATATGATTTTGACAGTGCCAATGAGTTGTTGTCTACCTTTAAACAGTTGAAGCAAGTTCAGACTAAGCAAGTCGCTGCTGTGGATAATACAGCGCGTCAGCAGTCACTCAAGGCAGCAAGTGTTGATACAGGTGGTACAGGTGAGAGTTCTAAGAAGGTCTATCGGCGAACCGACCTTATTCGGCTAAAGATGACAGACCCTGCACGTTATGAAGATTTGCAACCAGAGATCATGGCGGCTTATGCAGAAGGTCGAGTCAAGTAAAAACACTATTCATTTAATCAAGGACTTTTTAAAATGGCACTCGGTACTAATCACGTAACCACTACTACAGCAGCTAACTTCATTCCAGAAATTTGGAGTGATGAAATTGCAGCTGCTTATAAGAAAAACCTCGTTGCTGCGAACCTCATCAAGAAGATGTCGTTCAAGGGCAAGAAAGGTGACACCGTTCACATTCCAGTTCCCACTCGTGGTTCTGCGTCTGCTAAGGCTGCTTCGACTCAAGTTACATTGATCGCTGCAACTGAAGGCGTTGTGGACATCTCGATCAACAAACACTATGAATATAGCCGTTTGATCGAAGACATCGTTGAAGCTCAAGCTCTCAGCTCTATGCGTCAGTTCTACACTGATGACGCTGGTTACGCTTTGGCTAAGCAGATTGATGGCGACATCATCCGTTTGGGTCGTTTGGCTAACGGTGGTTCTACTGGCGCTCGTTACGGCTCTGCCTTCATCGGTGGTGACGGTACTACAGCGTTTGATTACACTGCTAACACCAACACTGGTAACGCTTCTGCTTTGACTGATGCTGCTATCCGTCGTACTATCCAACGCTTGGATGACTCGGACGTTCCTATGGAC